AACTTAGTTTATTCTTACACAGAAGATCCAAATTTTGATGACATATATTATGCTGGCGAAGTTAAGTCTATTAGTTTAGTAGAACTTAAAAAACAATTTCCAGGATTAACTGATTCTGAATTAAAAGAAATAGAAAAGTATCCTGGCGATGCTAATTATACTAGAAACTTTTACGCTCAACAAGATTCTTATAATCAAGTTCAAGTTTTATACTTTGAATATAAGACTTATAGTAATCAAGTTTTTAAAATAAAACAAACCGAACAAGGTTTAGAAAAAGCTTTAGAAAAACCAGACAGTTTTAATCCACCTGCAAATGACAATTTTGAAAGAGTTGGAAGAAGTATTGAGGTTTTATATACTGGCGCTAAAATATTAGGCCATGAAATGATGTTAGAATGGAAGTTGTCTGAAAACATGACAAGACCTAATTCTAATGTAACTAAAGTTAATATGAATTACTCTATATGTGCTCCTAGAATGTACAAGGGCAACATAGAATCAACAGTTAGTAGAATAACTGGTTTTGCTGATATGATTCAATTAACACATCTTAAACTACAACAAGTTTTAGCTAGAATGGTGCCGGATGGAGTTTTTGTAGATGTAGATGGTTTAGCAGAAGTAGACTTAGGTAATGGAACTAATTATAATGCACAAGAAGCATTGAATATGTATTTCCAAACAGGTAGTATTGTTGGTAGATCAATGACACAAGAAGGTGATTTAAATAGAGGTAAAGTACCTATACAAGAATTACAAACTTCAGCAGGTAGTGCTAAAATACAAAGTTTAATACAAACTTATCAATATTATTTACAAATGATAAGAGATGTAACAGGACTTAACGAGGCAACAGATGCTAGCACACCAGATCAACATGCTTTAGTGGGTTTACAAAAAATGGCAGCAGCAAACTCAAACACTGCGCTAAGACACATTATGCAAGCTGGTTTATATTTAACTTTAAGAAGTTGTGAAAATATAGCATTAAGAATAGCTGATGCTTTAGATTATCCTTTAACAAGAGCGGCTTTAATAAGTTCTATATCTTCTTATAATACTGGTACTTTAGAAGAGCTACAAGAAAGAAACTTACAAGACTTTGGTATATTTTTAGAACTAGAGCCAGACGAAGAACAAAAAGCTCAATTAGAGCAAAACATTCAAATAGCTTTACAATCTGGCGGAATAGATTTACCAGATGCAATAGATATACGTCAAGTAAAAAACATAAAATTAGCTAACGCTTTATTAAAACAAAGTCGTAAGAGAAAAGCTGCTGAAGATCAAGCTAAAAATTTAGCAAACATACAAGCACAAGCACAATCTAACGCTCAAGCAGCAGAACAAGCTACAATGGCTGAAATGCAAAAGCAACAAGCATTAGCTCAAACAACTATTCAAATTGAAGAAGCAAAATTACAGTTTGAAACTAAGAAAATGCTTCAAGAAGCTGAGATTAAAAAAGAGTTAATGGCTGAAGAGTTTAGTTACAACATGCAACTTGCTCAAATAAAAGCTCAATCTGAAACAAAAAAAGAATCAGAAATAGAGAACAGAAAAGATTCAAGAGTAAAATTACAAGGTACTCAAGAGTCTGAACTTATTAATCAAAGACAAAACAATACATTACCTCAAAGTTTTGAATCCGCTGGATTTGATGGTTTAGGAGGTTTTGGACTAGAACAATTTACACCTAGATAAATTTTTTATTAATTATTTAATTATATTATATTATGTCAACAAAAACAAATGAACCTGTTAAACAGGAAGGAGACTTTAAAATGAAAACTAAAGTTCCAAAAAAATTAAGCGTTCCTGAGTCTACAGTAAAAATAGATTTAGCCGCTATGAAATCAAAAGAAGAACCAGTCAAAATTGACTTAACTCAAAAAGATCAAAAAGATGCCATTCAAAAGCAAGAAACAGAGGAAAGCGTGTTACGCGAAGAACGACCCAAGGTGGAACTGCAAGCAGTGGGACAAGGAAACAAAGAACCCGTTGAGAATGTTATTAAAGAAATACAAAACGACAGCGTAGACAAAGAAGTAAAACAAACTACTAAAGAGTTTAAAGAGTCAAAAAGAGACGAGCAGGTTATTGGAAAACCTTTACCTGAGAATATTGAGAAACTTGTTTCTTTTATGGAAACAACAGGCGGTACTGTAGAAGACTATGTTAGACTAAACGCTGATTATTCAACAATAGACAATGAATCTCTACTTAGAGAATATTATAAAAATACACGTCCACATTTAGAATATGACGAAGTTAATTTTTTATTAGAAGATAACTTTAAATACGATGAAGACGTTGCTGATGAGCGAGAAATAAAAAAGAAAAAACTCGCTTACAAAGAAGAAGTTGGAAAAGCTAAAAACTTTTTAAATGATCTTAAGGATAAATATTACGATGAAATCAAGTTGAAATCTAACGTAACCGAAGATCAAAAAAAAGCTATGGATTTTTTCGATAGATACAAGGAAGATCAAAGCATGATATCCACACAAAGAGAAGAGTTTAAACGTGTAACTGAAAAAACTTTTAATGATGATTTCGAAGGTTTCGATTTTAATTTAGGAGAAAAAAAGTTCAGATACGGTGTTAAAAACCCTAACGAAATTGTGGAAAATCAATTAGACATTACAAAATTCGTTAAGACGTTCTTAAATGAAGACGGTGTTCTAGATGATCCAAAAGGATATCACAAAGCTATGTACGCTGCAAGAAACGCTGATACTATAGCACAACATTTTTATGAGCAAGGCAAAGCTGATGCTGTTAAAGATGTAGTTGCTAAATCAAAAAACATAACCACTGAGGCTCGTCAAGAGGGAACTGGAAATGTTTTTGTTAATGGATTAAAAGTTAAAGCAGTAAGCGGTGTTGATTCTTCTAAGTTAAAGATAAAAACAAGAAAATTTTAAAAAAAACAATTAAACAATTATGGCTTTACAACCGCAATTTGGGACAATAATCCCATCGCAATCGCAAGAGTTACTTAACAGTAATTATTTGCAGTGGACGAATAACGCAGGTGCAAACTTTGCTGATTTCGCTCAACAATACTTACCTGAAGTATACGAACAAGAAGTAGAACGTTATGGAAACAGAACGTTATCTGGATTCTTACGTATGGTAGGGGCAGAAATGCCTATGACTTCTGATCAAGTAATTTGGTCTGAACAAAATAGATTACACATATCTTACGACGGATGTGCAATTGGAAATGGTGCTGGTGCAAACACAGTTACAATTCCACTTGCTGCTGGAACAGTTAGAAATGTAGTTTCACCTAAATCAACTATAGTTATACTTGATGCTAACGGACAAGAAAGAAAATGTTTCGTAACAGTAAGTAATACAGCTACTGGAGTATTAAACGTTTTACCTTACACTGCTGCCGATTTACAAGGCATGGCTGCTATAGGTAAAATATTTGTTTATGGTTCTGACGTTGCAAAAGGTCAATCTGTAACAAACGCGCCTGATGCTGCTGGTGGTGTACAAGGTGATCAATATATTAGTGTTGATCCTGCTTTCACGCAATTTAACAATGCGCCAATTATTCTTAGAAGCAAATATGTTGTTTCTGGTTCTGACACTGCTCAGATTGGTTGGGTTGAAGTTGCTACTGAAGATGGAACATCTGGATACTTATGGTATTTAAAAGCTGAATCTGAAACTAGATTACGTTTCGAAGATTACTTAGAAATGTCAATGGTTGAAGGTGAGCTTTCTGGAGTTGGATCTGCTGCTGCTGGATCTGCTTTAGTTGGTGGAGGTACGCAAGGTTTATTTGCTGCTATTCAAGCTAGAGGTAATGTAAACACTGGGTTTACTGCTGCTGCTGGACTTGATTCATTTGATGCAATTCTTAAAAATTTAGATACTCAAGGAGCTATTGAAGAAAACATGTTATTCTTACAGAGACAAACATCTCTTGATTTTGACGATATGTTAGCTTCTATCTCAGGCGGATTCGCTGGAGGTACTGCTTTTGGTTTATTCGAAAATTCTGAAGAAATGGCTTTAAACTTAGGTTTTTCTGGTTTCAGAAGAGGTTCTTATGACTTCTACAAAACTGACTGGAAATATTTAAATGATGCTTCTACTCGTGGTGGTATCGTTGGTGCAAGTTCTATTGAAGGTGTTTTAATACCTGCTGGAACTTCTACAGTTTATGATCAAATTTTAGGAACTAACATTAGACGCCCTTTCTTACACGTAAGATATAGAGCTTCACAAGCTGATGATAGAAGAATGAAATCTTGGTTAACAGGATCAGTTGGTGGTGCATTTACTTCAACTCTTGATGCAATGGAAGTTAACTTCCTGTCAGAAAGATGTTTAGTAACTCAAGCTGCTAACAACTTTGTATTATTCAAAGGACTATAATAAGTCAACTTTAATAACTATCCCTGTCTAACGGCAGGGGTAATTATTATTTTTTTAAACTATTAAATCATATTATATTATGGCAAAAAATGCTAAAACAAACCCAGACAAATGGGAAAGAAAAGATAGAAGATATTATCTATTAAATAATTTAACTCCACTTACATTAACTATACCATCAAAGCATACTAGAAAACATGCTTTATTGTATTATGATGAAGAAATAGGAGAACAAAGAGAAATAAGATATGCAACTAATCAAGACTCATGTTTTGTAGATACACAAAAAGGTGAGGTTACATTAGGTCATATTGTGTTTGATGATGGACATTTGATTGTTCCTAAAGAAAAACAAAACCTACAAAAACTCTTATCATTATATCATCCTTCACTAAGTAAAACATATAGTGAATTTGATCCAGTTGAAAAAGCTAATGATGAATTAGATCTTTTAGAACTACAGGTTGACGCTTTAAATCACGCTAGAGATATAGATATTGATTTAGCTGAAGCAATACTAAGAACTGAAATTGGTTCTGAAGTAACATCTATGGGTTCTAAAGAAATAAAAAGAGATTTATTAATATTTGCAAGATCTAATCCTCAGTTATTTATTGAGTTAGCATCAGACCCAAATGTTCAATTAAGAAACTTTGCAATAAAAGCTACTGAAGCTAATATAATAATACTAGCGCAGGATCAAAGATCTTTTAGATGGTCTACAAACGATAAGAAATTAATGAATGTACCGTTTGATGAAAATCCTTATTCAGCAATGGCTGCTTTCTTTAAAACAGATGAAGGTGTAGAAATATTTAAATCTATCGAGAAAAAGTTTAAATAACATGTAATACTAATATAGGGCTCGTTCACTCGGGCCCATTATTATAATAAAAAAAACAAAATGGCGATAAACGTAGATAAGGTTTACAAGACAGTCTTATTAATAACAAATAAAGAACAAAGAGGTTATTTAACTCCAGATGAGTTTAATAAAATAGCCACTCAAGTACAATTAGAGATATTTGAAACTTACTTTGAAACGTTAAATCAACAAATGCGTGTACCACAAAACGAAAGTGAATATGGCGACAGGTATAAAACAGTACAAGAAAAATTAGAAATATTCAGAGAATATGGCCCAGCTACATATGTTGACGTAGCTACGGGTGATGATTATTTTACAACTCCAACATCTTCAGGAGTTGCAAGCGGAACACAACTATTCAGTAGTGCACCTTTAATAACCGCTTATCCTCTTACAACAATATCACAGTCAGATGTAGAACAAAGCTCAGTAGTTGTTACAATTAACAATATAGCTTATACTGACTTTAATATAACAGGCGGAATATTTAATTTAACAGCTGGAGCAATACCTGCTGGAGCCGCTAATAATATTCAAATAATTTTATATCCACAGAACTTTTATAAATTAGGAACTGTTTTATATAAAGATGACAAAGAAATACAATCTGTTCAAAGAAATGAATTAGCTCAAATGAACATGTCTACTATAACTAAACCATCAGAGTTTTTTCCGGTGTATTTATACGAAGATTATAAGCTAATTATTTTTCCACAAACAATTAAATTAAACGTAAATGTAACGTATCTTAGAACACCTAATAATATTAAGTGGAACTTTAATTCTAGCACAGGATATTATGTTTATGACCCAACAACATCTGTTGATTTTGATTTAGACATATCTGAAACAACAACTGTTATATTAGAAATATTAAAATACTCTGGTATAACTATAAAAGATCCTATGATAATACAAGCCGCTTCTCAAGAATTAGCTGCTAATGAAATAAACGCAAGAAATTAATAAACTATGGCTAGTATAATATCACCACCAAACAATGGACTAATAAGTGAAACAGGGCAACAATATTATTCTGGATCACAAACTTTTAGAGGAGATGGAGCTCAAACTAAGTTTATAACAACTTTTGATACTAATCTATATTTAGGTGATTGGAATTCTCAATTACCAAATTACGCTTTAAATAACTTTAAAATATATACTAGTCTTACTGGTATACCTGGATCATGGTCTGAATATTTAACAGACTTTACGGTAACAGATAATGTTATTGATTTTGCAAATACAGGAGCACCAGCTGCTAATTTGTTTATTGCTGTTCAGTTAACTATACTTACTGGTGGTAAATATGGAAATACTCAAGCTGAAAAAGCTTTTGGCCAAGCAGTAGAAGACAACTATGGTGGTTATCAATATGTTAAACTAAACGATATTGTTGCTAATTTCATGGTAGGTTATGTTGGTAAAGACAAATTAATACCTACGGTAAAAAGAACTGATGTAATATTTTTTGCAAAAAGAACTTTACAAGAATTTAGTTACGATACTTTAAAAAGTATAAAATCTTCTGAATTAAATATACCACCTAGTTTAACACTACCATTACCACAAGATTACGTAAATTACGTTAGAACTTCTTGGATAGATGCGTCAGGTGTTCAGCATATAATATATCCTACAAACAACTTAACCACAAGTCCTTACAATACACAACTTCAGGACGCTAGTGGTATACCCACTCAAGATAATTTTGGCAATGACACTGAAGGTACATCTATAACTCAAGATAGATGGCATGGTGCTAATGATACTTTAATAAATGGTAGATTTGACAATCTTGATTTAAACAACGGTATGAATCCTTATGACTTTGGTTATGGCGTATTAAATGGTTACGGTCAAAGATATGGATTAGATCCATCTTTATCACAATCAAACGGTTGGTTTAATCTTAATGAAAGAGAAAACAAGTTATCTTTTTCAGGAAACTTAGCTGGTAGATTAATTGTTTTTGAATATATATCAGATGGACTTGCTTATGACT